CCTCGGGAAGCCCGGTGGCTATCAAGTGACTCCTGGTGACGGCGGTTGTTGGACGGCGGAAGTTTCATCTCCCATCGTTCCTACTCTCGTCTGCACTGTTAGAGGCACTCGGTCTGTTCAATTCCATTCTCCTGTTTTTCAACAGTTGGATAATTTGATAGATCGATTTGGCTCTGCCGGACCAGCCACTTTCGCCTGGAATAAGATTCCTTATTCCTTTGTGGCGGACTGGTTCGTGGACATATCATCTGTTCTTGATCGTATTGATAACTCCCTTACGGGATCTACCAAGAAGATTCAAGACACATGCATTAGTCAGAAGTATCAATTCCATGTGAAGATACAAAAAGTACCTCCTAATGGTAGTACATCTGACAATATGGATGGCCAGGTGATTGGCATTCGTGACTATTATCTATACACCCGTAAAGCTGCTGGGAGCATTCCTTTGATTGCTCCTAGTGGGATCTTCGGAAAAACTCAAGCGGCCCTTTCGGCCGCCTTGATTAGCCAATTGGCTACGAAGGTTTCTCGTCGTTAGATAAAAGTCCAACAACAACATCATGAATAATGATCTCACCATCAGTACGTTAAGCTTCAACATGGTGTACTCCGATAAAACGGGGTCACTACGTCGCGACACCTCTCGTGGAGCAACTTTGCCCACGGAGCTCCTGATTAAACATCAGGACTACGTTGACTCGGCCACAAAACAGCCGGGAAAGCGTTCGGTCGTTCGGCTTGACTATTACATGACGATGACAGACGGAGTTATCCGTCCTGTCAGCTTGTATGCCGTGTGCACTCGTCCCAATGATCCGTTGGTCACGACCACGATCCTCAATTCTATTGAGGCGATGCTCGTTAACCTTCTTCACGGGACTTCTAACACGAGTGGCCTTGATCTCAAAGATGAGATCTTCGGCAATCGTGAACAGTAGTCTTGTCTCCAGGGTCATTCAACTTCCTCCGAAGCTTATTAAAAGCTTCAAATGGGTGTTGCTTGCTCTCCTGTTGTATCTCCGCAAGAAGTATTTCTCTTCAAGTGGTGATAGTTAAGATCATACTCTGTAATGGAGTACTAGTGTCGAGTCACATTTCTCCATCCTATATAGGATCGTTTGATTTGTGTTATAACTCGATTCGGCTCAAGCAGACAGTCTAAGTCATATGACCACAGATGTTGTATTAAACATATACCTCAGCCTGCTAGCAGACGTTTGTGAAGTTACCAAAGTTCCACTTGGAACCCCAGGTGACATCACTTATGATTGGGTGCTTAAAGAAGCTCCCAAGCTAGATAAAGCATTGCTAATGTACCTTGAAGGAACGGACTCTTCCGAGCCCGCCTTCCCAGATTGGATTAAACCTCTCTGGGATCGTTTCAAATCACAAAGTGATATTGAATGCCTTCGTGGTATTAGGCAGTTGCTTCTATTCTGCTATAAGATCGAACATGAACCTAATGATGATCAGCTCAAAGAAAGTCAAACTTCTTTTGAGCTTGTGGACGAAGGGGTTTCTGTTTGGGATCAGGTTTTTCCTAACCTCTCTCAGACTCCTCTCCTCCGTACCGCTCGTCAGATTGTTGGCAGGGTTATTTACCGTGTCAACTGGCGTGAGATACTCCCTTCCCATGGACCCGGTGCGGTTTTTCCGTCCCGACTCCCTTGGAACAAAAGTGAGTTTCTCACTATCTACCCGTCAATAGAACAATATTACCCTTATTTTGAGTATTTTTGCGGTATTCCATCTTTTTGGGATACTGCTAGATCTCATCCTAAGTTTGATATTGCTCATTCGCCTATCACGGCGAAACTTGTTGCTGTTCCGAAAGATTCTCGTGGACCACGCTTAATTTGCGTTCATCCATCTGAATCTATCTGGATTCAACAAGGTTGTAGGGATATTCTTGAAGCTGCCATCACCTCTCCTTCATCTCCTTGTTATGGAAAAATTAATTTCCATGACCAGTCGGTGAATGGGAAGTTGGCTTTGTCTTCTTCATTATCTCGGGAATTAGTTACCCTTGATTTGAAAGAAGCAAGCGACCGCATTAGTTGTAACTTAGTGCGTTTTCTCTTTGGAGAATACGCCTATAATTACATATCATGCAGTCGTGCAGAAAGAATACGCTTACTAGATAATCGGATCATCACGCTTAATAAATGGGCTCCTATGGGAAATGCTTTATGCTTTCCTGTTCAGAGTCTCATTTTTTATAGCATAGTTCATGCTGGCATAAGGTGTCGATATGGTATTGACTGTACTGACATCTATGTCTTCGGAGATGATATTCTATTCCCATCGCAATACTATGATGGCGCCTTACTTGCCTTAGTTAAGTGTGGCTTAGTGCCTAACTTTTCTAAGACTTTTAGGCGCGGATTCTTCCGAGAATCCTGTGGCGTCGATGCCTATCTTGGCAAAGATGTTACGCCTCTTAGACTGCGTAGGATAGATCCATCTACCTGCTCCGGTGCTTCTTCCTTATGCTCGCTCGCTAAAGCTTGCGAACTTAGGAAGTTCACTCGAACCTCAGCATTGATATATCGTCTAGTCTCTCGGCATTTTCCACTTTATTTTACCAATAACGTGGACTGCCAAGGGATATGTCGCTATATCGATGTGACCTGGGATGGCTTATCCCATCTTGAGAAGAGACTTGTCTTTGACAAGAATCTTCAACGATGGGTTACGCCTACCATCCTGAGCTCTTCCACTGTTTTTGGTGGAAGTGCTTGTTCCTGGTGGAACATTCAGGATTCCCTTATTAGGTTAGCTCGTAAGAGTTCACCTATCGGGGATGGTCGAGGTCTGGAGTATGCGGTTCCTCACCGTACACGATCGAAACGAGGATGGACGGAAGCGATTATGAAATAGTCGTTTCCATCGCACCCAGTGATGGGTTGCGATCTGTAGGAAGGTGATACTTCCAACTTGCTG